CGACTTTGGGTCACTAGCTTCTTCAAGCTCAGCTAGAACTTCAGCTTCAAGTTCCTCAATTGTTTGTTCTAATTCTGACATAGGGTGTCTCCTTACCTTGCTGTTAACATATATTTATAAATTATAATCTTTTAAGGAATTTTGCAAATTCCAAAGCTTCCATCTTTGCATCTCTTTGATGTTTCTTAACATCAAATTTTTGTTTTAGTCCAACGAGTTCCGCTTCAATAAGGGCTCCATTATTCCAAACCCACTCTTTTCCTTCCATAATACCCTCTACGAAAGCATTTGGCGCGGAAGGATCAGCAACAATATCAGCTGCGGTTGCGAGATAAAAGTCATCCCGAACATAACTTGCGCCGCCTTTTTGATCTAAACTCCCCATTCCGCGTGAGGAAACGCCTAGTTTTGCACCTTCATCCATGAGGTTCTTGACAATCTCACCCATAGGGGTTGCCATGATCTTTGCCTCACCGATAAAATTCTTACCATCTGGTTCCAGAGAAGTAATCATATGGGAGACACGTTCCAGATTGACCGTTGGACCTTCTGGATGTCCAAGCTCACCAAATGCACGTTTCTCTTTAATAAAATTCTTGTTATACTTTTTAACTTCGTTCTGAAGTATATCCAATGGATAGACACGACCATTACGGTTCTTAATGTCAGCCTGCATGAAAATACCACGAATTTTGTAGGACTTATCCTCACCCTCTTTTGCTTCGCAGATAAACTCTACCTCTTCTACTGCTTCTGAAAATAATTTCACTGTGTTCATGTGATGTCATCCCAGCCAGATACTTTTCTGAATTTGATTATAATAGTTCCAACTGACGCTGAAGCGTTTGTTATAAGAACATCTCCTGTTACACCAGAACCAGCATTATTTGGAATCGCAGGCATCCAATGAGCTTGTCCATAATTACCATTACCGCTTAAAGAAAGAGCAACCACGTTTGTTGTTGCATCCCATAAAATATCCGTTTGAGATGCTACCGACCAAGAAACTGCAACAATGGAAAGCCTTGGATCAGTTGCCGCAGCTTCTGCAGCAGAAGCATCCACAAGACTCGCGGCACTATTTGTACCTGTAGTAGTAGCTTTAAGTACATAATCAAAATCAGAATCTTTAATTTCATGTAATACAACTGCCATTGTTTACTCCTAGATTGATAACATTTCCTGTTCAAAATAATTCATAAGGTCTTTTTCTCTGACCTTGTATTTTTTTGAAACATCTTTAATAGTTTTATCAAATGTATTTAGGAATTCTGAAGGTTTAGAATCCATAATTCCGAAAATTTGGTCAACAGCGTCACGCATCTTAGGAGAAAGCTTCTGATATTGTTTAGATTTCTTATGTTCATCCTTCTCAAATACAGCTGTATTATATACACCAACAAAATTTTTAGTCATTTTGTTCTTCTTGCTTTCCAACAAAAGTTTTAGAAATTTCTTTTCTCTTAACTTCTAAAGTATCACCGACCTTTGCCGTAATTGCACTTTTAAATACATTTTCGGCTTCTAAATTATTCCCTGATGCTACTGCATCTACAAATTCCTTACTCATTATTTATCTCCTTCTGGTGGTTCTTCACCGTCATATGCTTTAACATCAGCTGGTGGTATTGGGGCCCCGACCGCATCTGTTGGATACCTTGTGATACCGTCACCACCAACTGGTAGATCAATTCCACCGTCCATTGGATCAGTTTTAAGTTCTTTTGCAATCTGGTCGCGCATTTCAGTAACTTCAGCATCATTCATACGCAACACTCTTTTCAATACATATTCCTTACTGAAGAATGTACCAATATATGATTGAATACCATCAAGCATCTGAATACGGTCATTAAGAAGTTCTGCATCTTTCAGTTCTGCAAAATGGCCATCTTGTAAGAAATCATATTGGATATGTTCTTGCATCTCTGGCCAGTCTTCTGGAGAAATAATACCTTTAAGTAAAAGCTGTGTTTTAAGAATGTCTGTAAACATAGGAGTGAATTTCTTACGAATACGTTGCACAAACTTGGTAAACTTTAATTCATCTCTCGTAATTTCGGAAGCACGACCAAGACTAAACCCAGCATCTGATTCCATACGAGAGATTGGAACATTCAGGGATTTATAAAGCTTCTTTTGGAAATACTGAATGTCATCTATCTCCCCCAGATTAGAGCCGCCGGGAAGTGTTGTAATTTCGGTGCCTCTACCACCTTCTCTCCGTGGAAGCCAAAAATCTTCAAGCATCGACATATGATTTCGGTCATCCCGAATTTCCCCTGTAGTTGCATCATAGACAAGCTTATTGCGATACCGATTCATCACGTCTTTTAGATATTGTTCTGCTTTTACCTTAGGCAGATTACCAACATCAATGTAGAAAATCCTACGTTCTGGCGCTCGGGAAATACGATAGATAACCAATGCATCTTCAATCATCCTTAATTGATTTACAGGCTTAATTGCTTTGTGTAAATATGAAAGTACTCGACCACTATTACCATCAATCAAACCAGATGGACAATATGTGATAGAATCAGGAGCAATTTTTAATCCTTGATTACTACCAGCACCTGCTGCGGAACCCAATCCTTTTTCATTATATACATAATATTCTTCAACCTTTTCAATCATATCAACGCTTATATTGCCGATATTCTTTCGGTCTTTCTGAACTTCTCTAACCTTTTTAATTTTAGTTGGGTCAATATATCGTAACTCTATAATACCCCTTTTGGGATTTTTCGTATCGATAATCTTGTGGTAGAATACTCGGCCATCAACATACCATCTACGAAAGATGTCATGGCCCTTTTGCTCAAAATTAAGAAGTCTCAAAACTTCATGAAATTCTGAACGTATTTTTCTTTTAATTTTATCTGGATAAGGTAAGCGATCTAAAGCAACTTCTACTGATACATCTTTTTGATTTGAAACGATACCTTCATTAATAATATCATCTACCGCTGTATCGCACTCAGCCTGTTGTGCAATATCACGATACCGCCGAATTAAATCTAAATCGTTTCGTTCTCTACCATCTGTATCTAAAATCTGTCCAAAGAAACCACCACCGGCAACATCAATAGTGCCGTCATCAGGAGTTGGGGTGGAGAATGTTGTTTCTCCACCCGAATCCTTTTTTGATCTCTGTATACTGAACCCAAAAAGTTCTGCCATAATATCTCCTACTGTCGTTATAACTATTTAGTAGGATTAAATTAGAAGTTCACGCCCGAAGCCTCAAAATGTTGATATCTCCAAGAAACTGCAAACTCTTCAACCGCTGTTGCTTCATCACTAGTTAGATCAATTTGAGCACCAGATGTTGTTGGCCATGCACTTCTAAAAATATAAGTCTTCAGAACTGTTTCATCACGGTCCAGCTGTTCAACAGTCAAGTCTGTCTGATAATCAGAAGGAGCAACAACACCTTGTGTTGAAATCCAATCATTGATACCGTTTGACCAACGCTCGATTGCATTTTTAATCATAAAGTCAGTATCATTATAAAATGTTGTTTCCCAAGGCTCTGGTGCAGCTCGATCTCCAGCAATATAGATATTTCTACCACGGAAAGGAATTGCTATTTCCGTAATTGTTGTACTGGGTAAATTTGCACCTTTGCACAAGAAAGATGTTTTACGAACATCTAGTCCTATTGAAATACCCACTGGAGCAGTGATTGTTACTCGAAACTGATTTGCACGAGCACCGCCACCGATTAAGTTAGCTTTAAAATCGTTGATATTCATGATCAGCCTCCTACCTCGCTAAACGATACACCAGTTCGTACAGCGATAAAGTTTAGCGTAATAAAGTTAATTGACCTTGCGGGTTTAATATATATATCTCCGATAAACTCGTTACGATCAATAACTTCGCCGGTGTTGTTAGTTGAATCACACTTCACAGAGAAGTCAGTAATACCTCTTCGACCCTGCACATCGCGCAAGAAAGGTTCTACCATGTTACGAAACTGTGCCCGTGTAAACTCATCGTTGAACTCAAAGAGCATGTACTTAGCAGCAGTTGCAATAGCTTTCTCAAGAACAAGGAACAGTCGGCGCACGTTAATACGGTCAAATGCACTTGCCTTGGTCTGGGCGGTTTTATCACCGAACAGAACCACACCTTGGCCTGGGAAATTTACAACAGGATTGATGCGAGCTTTATAAAGAATATCGCGGTCTGCCTTCTGTGGATTGAAAGAAAGTTTAACTGCGCCTCGTACATTACCGCGATTATAACCAGCGGGAGAGAACCAAGGATCAGCAACATTATCAGTAAATGCACAAAGACCAGCAGTGTCGCCATTCAATGGAACAAACCGATACACGTCATTATATTTATCATACATGTACTTGTATCCACTGTCGAACACCATATAAGAAGATGATGGGCAAGTATCAAATGCATTTTTAACATTAGCAGTTGCAGTTATCGTACTAGTAACGCCAACTGTTGCAGCCCGATAAGGCGATACGAAACCAACACAGTCCCTACGCAACTCGCAAAGGTCTGTAATCATTGTTACAAGAGTATCATGACCCGCTACAGTATCAGCAACACCAGAACTTGGGCCGCCCAAAACTAGATTGATATCAAGATTTTCTGTATCAGCAAACTTATCATAAGCAATTTCAAGCTCACCAGCAGAAACTGAGTAATCGTCAGTTCCACCTGTTAGCGTGTTTACATCGACACCACTTACCAGCGTGTAGTCCGTTCCTGTTGCAACATCAGTGCCCCAGTTAGAACCAGCAGAAATATGGTCTGTCCAGAAAATGTATTGAGAACCACGGAAGATAACATCTGGATAGTAGTTGTTACCACCCTGAGAAGTCTTCGCAACTGAGTTCTTTGACATTGCTGGCCAAACTTCAATAACTGAAGAAGTCCTTTGTCCTTTAACATCAACATCATAACCAGTAATGTCACCAGTTTTATCGTATACACAAACGTGTAATTCGTCCTCTTCACCGCGGCCGTTTTTTGTTGCCCAATCAGATGTGCCCGGTGCAGAATCAAACAAATCACTGAACCTCCAACGGCGTTGGATGTACGAATTGTCAGCAATGACAGTCTGAACACCACCGCCAGCAGGATCGTCAAGAACCCGAATAGTGAGAGTTTCAGAAGAAATTGATGTAACTTCGTATTCTACGTTACCTGTTTCTATTGCTGAATCTGATGTAAGTGAGAGAGCTACATTATCTGCAACCGTGATTGCTTTATCAAGGATAAGAGCAGTCTGCGAAGTAACTGTTGCAATTTTAACAACCTCACCACCATCAGAAATACCAGCACCAACAACACGCTGTCCAACAGCGGCTGTACCAGAGTTTGCATCAACCGTAAGGTTTTTGGTAGCAACGGTAATTGCACCGTTAACTAAGGCAGTCACAGCGTTGTTTGTGTAGAACTTAATGATGTCACCAACTATAATCGCCGCATTACTGGCATCTTGATCATCCACAGTAACAGTTAGATCACCAACTGCAAGAGCACCATTAACTAGGTTAAGAGTGCCGAGTTGCTGTTCAAACGCCCGTGCGCCTGGGCAAATGTCAACGCCGATTGAGTTACCCCAAGTACCGGCGGAACGAGCAGTCCACTCACCATGAGAACCTTGTCCCGTAGAGAAACTGGCTTCGTAATGGTCATCATCACGAATAAGAATACCACTGTTTGCACCAGCGTTTAAAATGCCTGATTCTGCGCGGATTACTTGCAATGAATCCGAATATTGTAGAAAGTTAGCTGCAGTAAACCACCACTCAAAATTTGATCCGTCTGGCTTACCAAACGTCGATACCAGCTGCTCCTCTGAATTAATTGCAGTTACAGATGATACTGGCCCCTTTTCAAATGGCCCCGCAATCGCACCAATAGATGTCGCAACCGCTGGGACAACATTTGTAAGATCGATTTCCCTGACATGAACGCCGGGCGATACTAAAAATGCCATTTTTATTACTCCTTTTATAGTAGAGTGTTTTTTATTTCCTCAAGTATATTTATAAAAAAAATGATTTCCAAAACCATTTTTAGATGTGTAACAACATATAAATAAAACCATGGCAAATGAACATTATGAAAAATACAAAGATACCATTAAGAAGGTAGCCCGTAGAAACTATCGAAAAAGAATCGTATTACTTAACGAGTTCTTAGCAGATAAGTCATGCAAACACTGTGGTGAAAGCGAAACCGTGTGTCTAAAGTTCTATCCCCACAATTCCCAAATACGAAAAATAACAAAGAGAGTCGGTGTGGGTGATGAAAGCCGTAAAGAGATACTTTATCTTATAGAAAATTCATTAATATTATGTTCAAATTGTTGGATAAAAGTCGATAATGATTTGATAGAATTTATATAGTAGTATTTATATTTTTACCAATCTGTGCCGTGATCCCTGACCACTGGACTCCAACGTGTTCCATATTCATCAACCATTGTGCCGATATTTTCATCTTCCAAGCCATTTATAACAAATCCAAATGGCGCCATGTCCTGTTCCAACATATCCTGTTGTTCCCTCATCATGGTCTGTCTTATATCCATATCAGTTAATTCTTTAAAATATGTTTGGTCAGTCGCCCAAGCAAAAATAAATAGACACGCAACAAGGTCATCAGTACACCCTTCATCAGCTTCAAATGATTGACCCTTGATAATAAATGTGGATAATTCACTAATAATTTGTAGGTCTTGAATAATTAATTTATCATCTTCAATCATTTGTTTAAGATTGGAACAACCAATTCGTTTTACAGCTTTAGTCGTTCTTACTCCCAATTGCGCTCGGCCACCACTGAAGCCACCTCCAAGGACTTGTCCCGCACGGCCACGCATAGATGCCATAATAAGGTTGTCATACTCCAAGTCAAACTGCATAGTCGTTGCAACCTGTTCTCCTATGTCATTAACCTCAATAAGAACAAATGCTTGGTTGTATGCGCGAGCAACATCGTATATTTTAGCTGGAAATATGAGAGGTTTTATTTCATTGTCACGATATTTTGCAACAATCCTATATGGCATTTCTGATACATCAAATACTAAAAATGCAGAATAATCGTTTTTTGTTCCCCGTGAAACATCAGCCGTCAACACATAAGTTCTACCTTCTTGCGGTTGTTCATATAAATCAAGACCAGCATTAGATGTAATCGGACTTACATATGACATTGTTCTTAATTTTTGTGGTGTAATTAGGGTGTCTATTGAACCAAGAAATTCACATTCAAACTCTGTATTGAATTGTGACTGAGAAGTGTTCTTGATTGTTTCTGCTTTCCACTCTTCATCCCGGCCGGGAATTTCACTCCAATGAACCTCAATGGGTACATAAGTGTTCCTTCCATTTTCTGCATCATTCCACAATTTATAGAACATGTTCATACCATGTGGCGTAGAAACAATCATCACCTTGGTAGTCTTACCAGCTGAAATCGTAGGATACACTGAACTGAAGAATTGTTCTGCTACATTTGAAGGAACATAAGCAAATTCATCAAGGAAAATAATATTATATGAACCGCCGCGGACAGCACTAGCAGAAGTGGAACTTGCAAGAATTTTC